CCTCTAGAAAATCTAGTGGCATCATGGGAGAGAGTAATCTCTCCCTGGACTCTCAACAGAGTCCCTTTCCCCGTAAAAAACGGGTACGTCGGAAACCGAAACAGAATGCTCCGGTTAAAGACGAAGTTCCACCAAGAGGTCAAAATCCCGATGGTGGAAAAAACTTTGAGTTGAGGTTTGGAGATACAATACCAAAATTATTTTGGTATTACCGGTCTCATGAAGGGTTATCCCTCCATGGCCGGCTCCAACCCCTTTTCTGTTATCCGGTAGAAGTGTTGGCATTATGCCGCTTCTTCCGGTTCAGTAAAGGAACTCTCAGTGGGGGTGGCGAAGCCCTTTTGGACATTCGCCCCCCACCCAGGGATCCCGCACACTCCCTCCACGAGCATTATGCTCTCTGGGCAGAAGACATACGCATATGCGTTGCCAAGCTGGACCAGAGTACCAAACAGGCTCGCCGTTACAGGCAGAACCTGGAGGTTCTGGAGTTTATGCGTGCAACATGGGATGCCCTTCTTGTTGGATACCAACAAGAACGGGCGTGGTACCTTAAACGTTATGGTTATTCCCCGACCCTTAACAGTAGAAAACTGCAAGGTGTCGAAAGGTTTAAATCACAACTGGTTTACCATCCCTTGGAAGCTGCCCAGAGACTTAAGGCCGCCGCACATGCTAATAGAGCATGGGCATTTGGCGGTCCTAAGCCCTCAGGCAGGCTTTTAATCGTAGGGGAGAAGAGGCTGGCTATACAGGTTTCCTATATCGCCAGGGCACTCCCCCCTGCTCCTCCCGACCCGGCAGGACTCGAAGGTTTACTTGAACGTTTAACGTCCAAGCCCCCTCCTGAACCACCGGGTTGGAAGCCTTTTTTAAAGCAATACTTTGATCGTTGGGGTAATAACCTCAACGATAAAGACCTTTACACTATGCCTTCCTCTAATGCGGCACTGGGTTATCCCAGGTCGCTTGGGGGGCATACGTTAGGGGTCCAACATCTTGTGATGTTGGGCTATGCTTTAAAGAAGGCCCGTGGCCTTTCTCGTCCTGAGCCGCTCCACTTTGTGGATCCGGATAAGGATGAGACAGGTGCCTATTTGGAATTGCTTTCTGACTCGTTGCATCCATCGAGCCAGTTGGATCCCTTAGAGGACCCTTTTAAGCTTTTCCATCAGCCCTGGGACGTCTTGGAAAAGACATTGCCAGGCACGGGACATTTCCTCCAACAGTATTTGCAAGTTGGTGTGGAATACGTAATGGATACCATTACGTATACCCCCATCTTACCTATAGCTGCGGAGGAGAAGGGTTTGAAGACAAGGTACCCGACATGTTCTTTAACTGCCGTGAACCTTGTTCAACAAGTCCTTCGTAGAGTCATTGACCAAATTATGGTCAAGGACCCGAGGTTTACCTCGGCGTTGAGCCCAAATGCAGGTATAGATCTACGTGGCGAGGAGGGGCCCTGGGAATCCCAGGACTGCTCCGCCGCCACTGATCTTCATGCACAGTGGCTAACGCAAGGAGTTTACGAGGAGCTTGCGGACCGTTATCCTGTATTACAAAAATACAGGAAGTGGTTCCACAAGCTCTTCGGACCCAAGAAAATCCTTGTCGGATACCGGCCTAAGGATTTAGTTCCTGGGTTACTCTGTGAGGCTTACCCTCGTGCCCCTTTATTGGATGACAGGTTTTTACCTGAAGTCCGGGGCCATCCTTTGGGTCATGCCCATTTCATTCTAAAGTTTTGGAATGAGTGGTTGCATGAACTGGAGGAAGCAAATGGCGTACTGACATCAACAGGTCAGATGATGGGAGATCCCACATCTTTCCCTCCGTTGATGTTAGTTTCTCTGTATTGTGCAGAGGAGACCCTGAAGGTTTACCCTTACGAGCCAAAGGAACGTAAGCGTACACATAAAGGGTTACGCAAGAAGGATGTAGTCATGATAGGTATAGGGGATGATGCCCTATTGCCTAGATGGCCACAGAAGAGGAGGGTCCTTTACCACAAGAATTTAAATTCTGTGGGGGCCATTATTTCTTTGCCAAAGTCTTATTGGCATGAGAAATATGGATTGATAGCCGAGATCCATATGGACCACGGGTTTCCAATACCCTTCCTCCCCTTGTCGGTGCTGGTTGCACCACCCGGAGGGTCAAAAGGTCATGTGACTTGGGATACCCAAGCCACCGCCTTTGGCCGCGATCCTTCACGTCCCAATTTGAGGGTCATGAAGTTTTTATACCGGTTGTCACCATATTGGTACAACTGGATGCTCGCTTTCCGGATGGGCATACCTATTGCGGCACCTGTCGGTTATGGAGGTATAGATATACCTATCAAGCCGAAGGTGTCTAGCACCCACCACACACAATGGCTTAGGTACCTGAGTCAAGCTTCAACTGAAGACTTGATTAAGGGCCTAGGCTTATCCCCTACCGGTACCTCACAGAGCCCACTGCTCCGTGATGCTTCCGAGGGGTGGTTGAAAGAAGTTTTATTAACCCATCAAGAATACTTAAAGTTTTCGGATGGTCTTCTTTCACCATGTTGTGTGGACGACGAAACTCGGTCAAGGATTTCCTTGGCCGATGCCTATATACAGGCCGTCGGTTCTTTAAGGTCGGTAGAGTTCTATTTTAGAGCTCCCCGTGAATTTTCTGACCACAGAGCACCGTCAGTACGGCGTGCTGCTCAGAAATTTCAACGCAAGGTCGAAAAAGCTAAGCCTGGTACAAAAGTAACAGGGTATGCTAATACGGCCTTGGACCTTCAGCGAAAAACATCGCTGTTTTTCACCGCATCAGGTGGAATGCTTCCTGATCCCTGGGTTAAACCCCGGTATGGTTTCTATGGTTTAGAGCCATCCGAGCGAGTAGCTGTCCGATATCGGGCACCTAACTTGCTAGGGATAGGGTAAGCAGTGGTCATGTGCTAAGCAACACACGAAACTGCTAGAAGAGAGGTTATCGTAGGATAACCTGTTCTGCCTCCATCCTGAAGGGTGGGGGGTTCCCCTTTGCGCACAGAGTAG